CGTTTACGCTTGCAATGATGGCTTTCTCCGCTGTAAAGAGCGGAGTGGCTGCCTATAAAGAAATAAAGCAAACTGGCGGTGAAGTCGTCAAGATTGTTAATGAGTTAGGTGACGCTTTAGGTTCTTTTTTTGACCATCAAGACAAAGCAATAAAAGCAGATGTTGAGTTAAAGAAGAATCCACCTAAAGGCAAATCTCTGCAAGCTATTGCGCTTGAGAATGTACTGCGTAGAAAACAATTAGAACAAGCAGAATACGATTTGAGACAAATGTTGGTATATGAAGCTCCACCAGAGCTGGGCGCAGTATACAGTGAGTTTATAGAAGAGAGGTCAAGACTCATTTTAGAGCAAGCCCGTTTAGACAAAGAAGAAAAAAAAAGGAACAACTCAGGATACACCAAAAGCGTATTCGGGCGGGGCAACTTAAAGTGGGAGTCGCAATCTGTATTGCTGTTTTTGTCGTTGCGTTTACCATTGGCGGTTTGATGTACCAGATACATCTTTGGACAGAAGAGCGAAAGAAAGAAGAACGTTGGTATATTAAGTTCCACAGGACTTTTGAAGAAAATCCTAAAGAACTAGAGTGTTTTAAAATCTTTAGAGAGACTGGTTATTTACCTAAATTTTGTGAGGATTAACATGGATTGGCTAAAAACTATCGCACCAACTATTGCCACTGCTCTTGGTGGACCATTTGGCGGTCTTGCCTATGAAGCAGTATCTAAAGTTTTAGGTGTATCACAAGATGATGCACAAAAGATGCTTTCAGATGGCAAATTAACTGCTGACCAAATAGCATCTGTGCAACAAGCTGAAATTGCTTTAAAAGCAAAAGCGCAGGAACTGGGGTTGGACTTCGAGCAACTGGCGGTAGCAGACAGAAAGTCAGCCAGAGATATGCAGCAAAGTACACACTCATTTATTCCACCCGTCCTCGCTATATTGGTCACCGTAGGGTTTTTTGGTATATTGGTAGGATTGATGATGGAAACGTTCAAAACATCAGACGCACTACTTTTAATGCTCGGTAGTTTAGGAACTGCTTGGACAGCCATCATGTCTTTTTACTTTGGTAGCTCTGCAGGTTCACAAGCCAAGGATGCAATGCTTCACAACTCAACACCATCGGAGAAAAAATGATTAACTCAAGAGACTTAAATGAATTACTTCCAGAAGTTAAAACAAAGGTCGAAAACTTCATTGCCTTATGTAAGGATGCTGGAATTGACTTACTCATTACATCAACTTACAGAGATAACGAAAGCCAAGCTAGTCTCTATGCTCAAGGTCGCACTGCACCTGGCAAAATTGTTACTAACGCTAATGCTGGAGATAGCTATCATAACTATCGTTGCGCTGTTGACGTTGTACCCCTGGTAGATGGTAAGCCAGACTGGGACGGCAGCCATCCTGTTTGGCAAAAGGTTGGGGAACTAGGTGAACAGGCAGGACTAGAGTGGGCGGGTAAATGGGTTCACTTTAAAGAGCTTGCACACTTCCAATACGCTGGAGGATTAACCATAGCTCAGTTAAAAGAAGGAACACAAATTGTCTAGTACACCTAAAGCAAAACGTGGTCTCTACTACAACATTAATAAGAGAAGAAAACTAGGATTACCTGCAAAACGTCCTGGTCAAGCAGGTTACCCAACAGCAAAAGCATTTCGCATGGCAAAACGCACTGCCAAAAAACGATAATTTCTCAAAACGGATTTGACCGCCCACCCACCAGAAAATTTCGATTTTCCAATTACCAGGCGTTAGAATTAAGCAATTTGTGTAATATTGTGGGGTTTTCTTGTAAGCAATAAGCTAACATTGAAAATCCTGAGAACTTTTGCAAGTTATTTACGTTGCCAAAATATATCTTTTTTGACTTCGCTAATGCGATTAAATCGGTCAAAACGTCTAAATTCATTTGATATTGGTCTTCATGGTGCATGTGATGCAGCGGTGAGCCATCATTATCTTTAAAAGTAGACAGTCTAATGATTTCATTATCTGGCAACCATTTTTTAGCTTCGTCAAACATTTTAAAGTCATCACTGCACAAGACTATTTTTTTACCTTTTACCTCTTCCTTCATTTTTGTAAACAGATACTGGTAATCCATTTTGTAATCTGTGTTTCTGATGTGCAAACCCACATAAGAACCTAAATTCTTGATTTTGTTTTTAATGTATTCTTGAACTTCTGGTTTGAAAACCAAGCCATCTAAACAAAATATAGATAAAAACTCGCCTTCCCAGCACTGTTCGTGAACAAGCACTTCTTCTGTATATTCTGCGTTGTGATTAAAAGTTAACTTTCTTTTACTAACTTCTTCTATGAAGTTACTGTGCATAGAGCTGTATTTAGAAATGTAAGAATCTAGTTCACCTGCAACAGCTGACGGATGGCAAGTTAAATTGTTAAGTTCGTTATATTTAGGCATAGCCTTGATAACAGCAGGTAGTCTGGTATCAAAGTATTTCCAAAAATTGTCGTGTAGCCCTGAATCTGTGGAATCTATAAGTAAATATCTATTGTGTTTTTCTGCGTAACGCCAACATTTTTCTACTTCACAAAGAATGTCGTTTAATCCGCCTCTAGGTTTACAAAGAACGTATTTCATGGTCTTTTCCAAAAAAATTGATAATCCATAAGAATAGGTTGAATACCAACCACTCCCAACCACTGGTAAATTGCCGTCATCCTTTCTCCCCTACAACAATAAAAGAATTATTAAGGTCTGCATTAGAGCCAACAATATTGACGTAACCTAAATTCATTAGAAAGTCGCAAATAAACTCCCTGTCCAAAACGTGCAGATGCTTGCGGTTGTTCCAAGGTCTCCAATACTTTTGAGAGTAGTGAGGCAAATACAAGAATAAAGTGCCACCAGTTCTAATTCTTGTTGTCCAGTGTTCTAATGCGACCATCCAGTTGTTTAAATGTTCTAAACAATGGCTGCTGAAAATGTAATCAACCATGCCTAGTGGCAAATTGTAGGCATCGGAGTGGTCTATCTTAGGGTCTATGGGAACAGCCCCGGGAAAGCACCACTCTAGGCGGTTGCATCCTATGTCGTACCCATATCCTTTGCAATAATGTTTGGCAAAAGGAATTGCAAATTGTGCTGCAAAACCTTCTGCTTGAAACTGGGGATATTGCGTACCCTTGTATTCAATGTAGTTCATGGTGCTGGAATAAGACCGCCTTCAAATAAATAAGTCCCAAAATGCCCTAATTGCACCCAGGGAGCTGCCCAAACTGTCAAACCTGCTTCTCTGGCTCTCCAGCAAAAGTAATAATCTTCCGACAAAAGTCTTTCTGTGCCTGGCTCTATATCACAAGCAAAATATTCAATGATGGTTTCGTGCCCTATACCTTTATCAATAAAAGTAACGTCATTTTTATAAGTTCTGACTACTTTTTCCATTTTCTCAAATGCTTCTCTCTTGATGAGCATAAAACCTGTACCTACGTTCCAGACTTCTACAGGTTTATCCACAGGCACAGTTACAGAACCCTCATAACCCTTTAAATTGATGACCAAAGAACCTGTGCGGTGTTTCCACTGGTCTACTGGCGTACCTGTCATTGCAGCATGTTGTACGCCTTCCCAGTTAATTTCTTTCTTAGGGTAAATACCTGCAATGATGTCTTTGTCTGCTTGCACCATAGTTACAACGTCAATAGCATTGAATTTAATGTCTGCGTCAATAAAAAGTAAATGTGTAAATTCTTTTTTAGGCAAGAAAGTGTGTACAAGTGCGTTTCTTCCTCTTTGAATAAGGCTTTCGTTAAACATGGCAGAGTAACCCATGTTAATCCCATGTTGATTTAAAACCATAGGAAGCTGCAGTAGGCTCTGAACGTAATATCCAGTTGCCATACCTCCGTACATAGGAGTTGCAACAAACACGTTAGGTTGTTGCTTTACTACTGGTTCTTTTGTTTTTTTCTTTCTGGTTGCCATGATAAATCCTTGTTGAAGTTAAGAAATGACAGACTGTGAGATTACAGGTGGTCTGTCAGCACCTGTCCTAACTCCGAGGTTTGCCCCCGAGCAAGCTCTCACTGCTGTGTTTGGTAGGGTGTGCGGGTCTCGAACCCACGACCAACAAATTAAAAGTCTGCTGCTCTACCAACTGAGCTAACACCCCCTAATACGCTACCGTTTTTAGGATTTCCTCATCAGACACAAAACTCATTCCGTCTTTGTATCCTTCTTGATAGGCTAATTCCCACAAATCTTTAAGACTCATGTTGACCAGCTCTACGATATGTTCTCTATCCTTAGAGTGTACTTGCCCGTTTTGGCTGACTTCCTCCACCCGTGTACTACCACTGTTATGTTCGCTTTTCTCACCCATGATAAGGTCTCACTTTCTTGAATTTTTTTGATACGGGATGACACTCCAGATGCGGTGACCTGGACTGCCATAATTTCTTCACCTCTGAGACAGAGTAAATCACACCACCCCCACAAATCCTTTCTAACTCTCGCAAAAGGATTCCAGTGTTCGACTATTTCGACTAGCCAACCCTCTTCTCTCAAATGAGCTAAAGAACGCTGTGTGGGTGATGTTTTTTTAGTTACCATCAAAAAGGCACATCATCTATGTCTCTACCTTTACCATATGTGTTTTTAGGTTTGGCATAGCCTGGTGTTACCTCTGTAGGCTGAGACTGCTCTAACTGCTTTTTCTTTTTCCAATTGTCTTCTCTTGCGGAGAACATTGTAGAACCCATGCGAGTTTGTTTCTGCCACAGCCCTATATTGATACGTTCACCAGCTTTGTAGTCCATTTCTAGGACAACGTGACCTGTAAAGTCTGGTCCTTGCGGATGTTTTTTATCTTCAGGTGCTTGGTAAAAGAATGTACCGTAGCCTGGTTTGTCTGGAAAGTTGTTGTTAGTTGCCATGTGAGGTTTCTCCTGATAAATATTTGTATTGGGCAAACTCTGCCCCGCCTTCTTTAACCATTGTTGTAGTGATGGGATGTCCTTCTTTTCTAAGAACTTCGATGTGTGCTGCAAGCCGAAAACTGCCATAGTAGTGCAATGCTTCCTTGGGAGTTATGGATAGTCCTCGTTGTAAGTGCCTCAAGATGTTATCCTTTTGCGTTCCTACTCGTCCTGGGGCACTACTGGCTTTGGGAGTGGGGATACTCCTGTTCTGCCGATAATGGCTTTAACACGCAACCTGTCTCTAGGCTCAAACTGGTCAATGGTAAAGTCATTAACAATTTTTAAAGATTCCATCTTGCCAGGTTTGGCATCCGCAGAAATCTTAGTGGAGTTAACTATACGCATAACCATCTCTTCAAAACCTAGTAACCAGTCTTCTACACTGTGATAGCTGGTGTAGGGTTCATCATTTCCTGGTATGTAGAGCTTAAATGCTCCATCTTCCACAATTTCAACTGGCTGAGTGTCCTCGACTCGTTCTGCAACACCCATGTCAATCGGCTTACTTGGCGTAAAATCTTGTACCTCTTCTGGCGTATAAACGCCAACGACACATCCTGGGTAAACCGACCTAATGCCTTCCGATACGCATCTAGCACGCAGCATAGCCCTGGGGTAGTTTCTCCAATTATCTTTGTTGGCAATGCCAATGCTCTTCGCCTGTGCCAACGACCAACTGACTTCAAGACTCCCGCCTGACGGGTGAGAGAATACGCCTGTGACTTTCTCATCTGTGTAATCCTTCCATTGAACGCTACCACCAGCCTGTTGAAAACGTGCAAGCATTGCATCTGCCTTCAGAGCTGGACGACCTTGAATGATATGAAAATCCCTCATTGCTATGGCAGGGTGTAAGTTCTCAGCTTGGCAAAGCAGCATGATTGCCATTGCCTCTTGAGGATTCTTAAACCCGAACATCTTGCTAGATGCTGCAACCTCTGCCATCTGTGTAATGTCTGATAAAGGTACGATATTACTCATTTGGTTTCTCCTCTCTTGCTGACATCATCCAGTCAGCCATTTGAAAACTAAGACCGGGGATGTCGTCTTCTGAAAACTCTTTTGTAGATATAAAGCCAACCATTGCTTGTGCAGCAAAGTAGTCTCTAAGTTCCATACCTTGATTTTCCACATTTAGACCTGTGGTTGGGTGTTTGAATTGAATTGGAAATGCTTTCAAGTGAATTTCTCCATTAAAGTTAGGATGGTGTCGATAACGGAACTAACCGTCAGAATGTATAGTGCCCAGTCAGGATTACTCATTTTAGTAAAAACCTCCTTGAGCCAGGTACTTCTACAACAAACTGCTCATATATGTCAGGCATGGATTGTTGAAAGAGTTTAGGGTCAAACTTTTTACTAGCTTTTGCCGACTTCCAAGTTGCCAACACAGAGCCGTCTACTGCCTGAAGTGAGCTATTTTGTTCCATATGAGCTTGAACAAAGGTCTGCAGCTGTTCCTCACGACCTTCTAAGAGCTTGATTTCGTTCTTTATCTGTCTGAGTGCTTGGCAAGCATCCTCAACGCTCTTGGAAGCCGTTTTAAAGGTATCTGGGATGTCTGATGGATACATGAGCTTAACCTGCTCTAAATCTTCAGGAGGGAATGTATCTTTTGTTAAAACTTTAGCCCAGACTTCAGCCATTTGTTTTATCAGGTTGGTCTTTTGTTCGTTTGTAATGTCAAAAGGCATTAACACAAACTCTTGACCACCAAATAGGACGGCAAGATAGATGCGGGTATTCCCAAATACTGTAGCTTCGTGTATCAACTGAGCCATATCAGCGTTAGGAATGGTATTAGCAATATCATCAAACTTATTGCGGACACCAGCGTTATAGTTTTTACACTCGACCAGAATTGTTTGTCCATTTTCAGTTCCTACAAAGTCAAAATGTGAACGCAGCCATGCTTCTTTAGGATGGGTGAGAGATTCCTCTATTTTCTTAAGTTCTACCTTAAGTTTAGTTTGAGCAAGGTTGGCAATGACGGGTTCCATAACGTGCCCCATCTGAACTGCTTCTATGTGAGACAGGTCGGGTATAGGCATACGTCCGAGTTTGGTCAAGATGACTTCATTAGCTTTGCCGTTAGCTACCTTGCGACTGTCACCAGACCAGATAGCGGAATTACGTGTTTGTGGTGTGAAATCAGACATTTGCGGTCTCCTTATTCTTAGACAACCTTTTTGTTTCGTTAACATCTATCCAGAGAAGAACCATTACTAAACATGGAATTGATATGCAACAAACAGTTACAGATAGCGATAAAAGAAAAAATGCGTATTCTTTGAAATCACACATTTGCAATCTCCTTAGCTACAAAATAAATAGCGTCCATCTGGCATTTCTCGGGAACTGTACTGCTTCTTTCTATAGAGCAGTAGGGTAGTTCGTCCAGAGGGGTTGGACAGCCGTCTACGGGGCTTAAAACCCTTGTACGGGTGCATTTAGCAAAAGTATTGCGTGCATTTTCTGCAACTTCAAAATACTTACAGTTGATACATAGTTTCATGTGAAACATCCTTTCAAATTTAAGTTAGGAAATGTCTGTTAAGACGATATGAGTATAGCGTTAGATGATTAGTCTGTGATTAATTATTTTCTCCTATGTTGTTTTTTTGTTTTAATTTAGCTTCGAAGACTTTTAGTGTTTCTGTCAGCCAAGCAGATTTTCCATGCGGAAATAAAAATTCCATATCTTCATCAGTCAGCCCTACCCATTCTTTACCTTTACCAACAAACTTTTCAGTACATTCGAGGCAATACAGCGCATACCCACCATTAGCCCCACATTCAGAGCATCCAATTTCTTTAGTCATACTGCCTCCAGTCCAGCCATCAAGACTACCAGGTTACCCAGCTCTTCCCTAAACCCTGCAGCGTCTACCTCTGCCTCTATAAGTTTCTTATACCTTTTTATCATTAGTTCTACTTCACGTAGGCGGTAGACCAGCTCTATATCTGGGGATTTCTTATACAGTTCTTTTAACTGTGCTTTTCTTTCTAAAAGTAGTTCTATCATGTTTTTTCTCTCAGTTAGGATTAATCTCTCATATATATTATATATAATATATATACTACATATGATTACTATACATATAGTACAATACATATAGTACCTTATATAAAGTACCTTATGTAAGGTACAATACATATTGTTACATACTCTTTATACTTTTTTTAATAATATAGGTATGCTATGTATGTTCAATATAGATGTATTATTAATCTATGATTAATAATACGTGTACTATATAGACACCTGTGGATAACTTTATTATGTTTTTGTGACAGCTCCTATATGTTATATATATGTATATATGTTCTATAAAAACACATATAAGCGATTACAGGCATTATTTACGTTTAGGCTACCAACCCCTTCGCCAACCCCTAAAGGGGTCTCAGGGGTCGTTTTAGAGGGTTTAAAGGGGCATTTGTAGCAGGGGAGTTTATATCCCTGACAAACCCCCAGTTGTTCACACCTACTCGTCATTTTCTATCTGGGTCAACTCATGTAGGAAAAATATGGACATGATGATAAACACGAAGCATAGACCCAAAGCGTCTCCTTTGCTCATTTCCTCGCTGTAGAGTCCCGTACAGACCAAGAGCAGACCCAGCAGGGACGAACATAATCCGATTGTGTAGGCGTAATATTTCATAAGGGTTCTCCTTTAAGGGTCAAAATACAGTTTCTAATCAAAGTTTCAATTCTATTGGCTGCGAAATATTGGTCGGCATCAGGGTCAACCACTATTTGATGCGCTTCTACCAGCCAATGGTACAGCTGCTCTAATTGATTATCGGATAATTCAGGCATTATTTGACCTCCTTGATTATTTGATACATGTTCCAGCCAAGAGTAACGACATACTCTCCCGTTTGCAGCAGGTGATTAATCATACTTCTATCTACCTCATGCCATCCAGCCCAGTCGGCAGGGTATCGGCAAACCTCTGACCAGCCTCTTAATTCATTCTTTTTATGATACGCAATCATTGGATTATTCATAATTACCTCTAAGTTAGGATGATGCAAAATAGCACCCAGTAGCCCTACACGTAAGGCTACTAGTTGACATTTAAGCTGCTAACGCCTCCTCAGTGCAGTCAGTGTCTAATAATCCATCCTCCCCCATTGCTGCAATATTACCCAGATAATCCACTGCTTTTTGTGCCTCTGCACTTGCTTTAAGAATAGCCTTAGAATCCTGTTTTAAGACTTTTAACCAGGATTGAATGTAACTGGCATG